AGATCAAGTCCTCTTTCGATTCCAGCATATCCGCTGCAAAAGCTGATGACAGTTTGTAATTTTTCGGTAGCACCCACATTACCATCCTCCGCGCACAATAGTATTTAATTTATGCAGATCATTAACAGTTAATCGTGTTTTGTGCATATCAATAAGTCTATCCCAATATTTCTCCGGGATACCAATTCGCTTCCAGCTGCGCAGTGTATCAGGTTTTAAACTTGGTATTATCTCGCAAACAGCATCTTTGCCGCCTGATTTATCAATTATAGATTGTACAGTATGTTTCATATCAAACTCCTTTTTTAAAGTACATAGCACTATTCTATAAGTATATTTTTTACAATGTCTAGTAAAAATAATAACAGATTAACTATTGCAAAGCTTTGCGTATTACTTTATGGATAAGTCATCACAGTTTAAAAATGGAGGAAAACGTGACTATACAACACTTACCAATAACACATTCTACAAGCACAGCTAAAATTGCACCAGCACTTGTTAAAGCTATTAATTCTATACAGCCAGCAAGTAAAGATGGCAGCAATCCGCATTTCAAATCTAAATATACAACAATTAGCTCTTTAATTGAAGCTGCTAGGCCGCATCTAGCAGAAAACGATATGACAATAATTCAAAATCAAGGCGGTATTACTGAGCGTCGCACAATGGTGTTAAGCACAAGAATATTGCACACATCTGGCGAATGGTATGAAACATATTTTGAATCAGATGTAAAAAATGCAGATATACACGTACTTATGAGTACAATGACTTATTGCCGTCGCGGTGGTTTAGCTGGCGCACTTAATATGTCACAGGAAGATGACGATGGTAATGTCGCGTCACAAGCCAAACAAATAAAATCAATAGACTTAGAACCACTACTTATAGAGATATCAGAATCTATGCAAGATGATGACTTAAAAGCTGTTGCTAAAAAAATACGTAGTCTAAAGTGTAATAATGCAGACTTAGCTACACTTAAAAAAGCTTGGTCTGAGCAAAAAGCTGCTATTATAGCCGCAGAAAAAGCGGAGGCACAGTAATGAATATTATAGATGTAGAGCAAGGCTCAGATGCTTGGTTTGCGGCGCGTGCAGGTAAATTAACAGCTTCACGCGTTAAAGCTTTAGTAGCTAAAACCAAATCAGGCTACAGTAGCAGTCGAGCTAATATGATTACTTTGCTCGCATTAGAGCGCATGACTAGTGTTTGCGAGCCAACGTTTAGCAATGCAGCTATGCAACGTGGAACAGATTTAGAGTCAGAAGCACGAAATTACTACATATTTGACCGCAATGTTTCTGTTGCAGAAGTTGGTATGGTAATTCACCCGGAATATGACTTTATAACTTGCAGTCCAGATGGTTTGATAGGCGATGATGGACTATTAGAAATAAAGTGTCCTTTTTCTATGGCTAAAATGGTTTCATATTTAGAGAAAGATGCGCACGCAAAAGAGTACCGCGTTCAGCTACAAATGCAGCTGTTAGTCACAGGCAGACAATATGTTGACGTAGTTGGCTATGACCCTAGATTTCCAGATGGACTAAAAATGGCAGTTTGCAGAGTTGAAGCAGATAAAGAGTATCAAGAAGAATTATTATCAGAAATGCTTAAAGCAAATACTGAGATAAATGAATTAATCGAAAAACTTAACAAAATGAAAGAGAGTAAAAATGTCTAGTGTAAATAAAGTTATTTTAGTTGGTAATGTTGGCAGTGATCCAGAAATTAAAACATTCAATAATGGAGGCAAAGTTGCTAATTTTTCATTAGCCACTACAGAAAAATGGCGTGATAAAAAAACACAAGAATATGTAAGCAAAACCGAATGGACTAAAATAAGTGTCTTTTCAGAGGGTCTTGTATCTGTAATAGAGCGCTATGTTAAAAAAGGTGTTAAGCTTTATATTGAGGGTAGGCTACAAACACGTAAATGGACTGACAGCTCTGGCAATGACAAGTACATTACTGAAGTTGTTTTAAAGGGCTATGGCGGCACATTAGTATTGCTAGATAATAGCAACGCTAATGCAGACAAACCACGTTTAGATGTATCAGGTTATAATAGAAATGTAGTACCCGGTTTAGATGATGAGATACCATTTTAGATGTCAGCTATAATAAAAGATATAACCATAGGTGGTCAGCGATTAATACTCGGTGACTGCCAACAAGTGATGCAAGAGCTTGGTAGGTTTGATACTTTAGTTAGTGACCCACCATATGAAATACAAACAAGCGGTGGTGGTATGAACGCCAAACGTAAATACTTAAAAGATGTAAAAAAAGCAAAGATAGATAAGGGGTTTGATTACAATATAATTAATTCAGATTTATATGGTAGCGCGATAGTATTTTGTCATAATGATCAGTTAGCTAAATTATTGCCAGACCTTGCAAAAAAATATAAAAGATATGCACTATGCGCTTGGCAAAAGTCAAACCCAATGCCCGTTGCTAATAAACATTATCAGCCTGAGTTGGAGCTATATGTTCATGCTTGGAACAAGGGCTACCATCCGCAAGGGGTACTAAGTGATAAGAAAAGAATATTTACACATACAGTCGGTAAATCTGATTATGACCACCCAACTGTAAAACCATTAGGGCTAATGCAAAAAGTAGTGACTAATGCTACAGGAAATATATTAGACCCTTTTATGGGAAGCGGTACAACGCTTGTTGCGTGTGAAAAGCTTGGTAGGCGTGGTGTTGGTATAGAAATTAGTGAAAAGTATTTCAACATTGCTTGTGAGCGGGTAGATGAAGCTGCTAATCAGTTAGAGATGTTTTAATGGGGCAGCACACTATACATATAACAACTGATAAAGATAAGCTTGAATGTAAGCGCCTGATTGATTTAGCGCCTGTAGGTACGTTTGTTACATACAAACGCAATAAACGTAGCACAGACCAAAACTCGCTCATGTGGGCCTTATTAACGATAGTTAGCAGTCAGGTACGCTGGAATGGCAATGCGTGGCAAATAAGCAACACAGGCGGCAAATATAGCACAGAAGATTGGAAGCAAGTTTTTGCTGCTGCTTTATTTAAAACCCGCTTTATGCCAGACCTAGATAACGGTATGTTGCCACTCAATGCGCGTACATCTACTATGTCTGTACAACAGCACTCTGATCTATGTGAGTTAATTATAGCGCAGTGTGCTAAATGGGGCATCAATGTTGAGGAAGTTAAGCAAAATGAAGAATTATAAAAGAGTTGCTGGGCTAAAAAAACGTCAATATCAGCATACGCCAGTGCAAGTGTTAAATGAAATAGCTGACTCATTGTCTGAAGGTGCAGACAAGTATGGCACGTACAATTGGCGATTTGAGCGTTTGCACTATAGCGATTACTATAGCAGCACATTGCGTCATCTTTTAGCTTGGTATTCTGGTGAGGATATTGATCAAGAATCAGGCTTGTCACATATAACTAAAGCTATAGCCGGGTTAGTTGTGTTGCGAGATGCTATGTTAAATGACTCTGTTGTTGATGACAGAAATTTGCAGACAACTAAGATTGATACATAATGCCTAAACATAAAGAAGATTTTGACGACAAATACTGGCGATTATTTAGAGAGGTAGTGCTTTTGCATGAACAATGGAGGCAGCACACATTGTTTTTTGATGAGCCAGAATATGTAAACTCTAAACATAACGGCATTGAATATCCAGAAGGTAATTTTAGAGATTTATGGGCTAAGTCATTGCAGATCAGAAACATACACAATCAGATGCTTGATATGCTGCACAGATATCATGACGGCAAACCCGGTGTAAATAAAATTAAATAACGTCGGCTAGGCTTTTACCATTAATGTAAAAGAACATTGATCGCTTGCCATTGGCATTTATTATTACATCAGCACAGGCCCATGTAGATAAACCAACTTTGTAAGGTTGTTTTAAGGTAGATACGCCTGTCTGCCACGCACCGCCACTAATACCGGGTGAATGGCTGTGGCCTATTACAGTTTTATACATAGCATTGGCAAAGCCTTTGATACTGCCTCTTGAGCCATTAGCACCTCTATCGCCATGTTGCGATACGTCAATTCCTTTTATGTTCGCACGCTTGTTTGCATTAACAAACTTATAACAGCCCGGTATATATTTTTGAAAAGCGCACTCCAGTGCTGATTTATTTTTATAGGATATCTCAGCAAGTAACTCTGAGCCTATCGCTGCGTTATGTGGCTCTTTAAGGTGTCTGCCTTCATTCAAGTAACGCTCAATGTGCCTATCGTGATTGCTGTCTACTATCCAATTCTCTTTACCGCCTGTTTGCACTATGTGTGCCGCAGTATGCTTTAACTCCCACGCCAAACTATTCATACGCATATTAAAGACTTTTATCTTATCAAGTAATTTATGGTGATGTGATATAGATACGCCATCAAACACGTCATGGAATACGTGTATTTCTGGTTTAAGTCTATCGCACAGACTAGCTCTAGCTTTTAGTATAACTCTATCGTGCATAGCCGCGTGGTCATCACCTCTAACTATGGCCGCTGCGTTTTCACCGGGTTGCAGTCCATCTGGTGTCCAATACTGATCTAAAAAGTAAAAACCTTTACCATCCCAGATTATCTGCGTGTGATAAAACTTATCTCCAACAAGCTTGACGTATGTTGCCGCAAATACATGATTAAATTTAGCCTTACCACCAGCTTTTGTACGTGTGTACGTTTTACTGGTACAGCTACCTGTAGTTTGTAGCATCTTGGGTAGTTCATCACCCGGTGTTGCTGCTAACCGCAAATGCAGTGATGTAGCGCCATAAACAACTGACCTTTGACCGCTATGTGCCTGCATACCAGATAGCGGATCCATAGCAGTAGCCGTCAGGCGCAATCCAGACACCATGAATGACTTGCTCAGTATTAAGTCATCAAGCAATGCATAGTTGTGTATAGCCACAGGCCATTGATAATCTTTTTTTGCTATCAGTGTGTTGTGTCTGTATTTGAGGGGAATGATTAGCAACTGACTTTTATGATGCTTACTAAATAATTCTAGTGTGTCAAAAAACTTTTGGTTTAATGTGCTGTTATTTGTTGCAGATGTAATCAAAAATGATTTATACTTCTTTGCAGCTTTTATATCTAAGTTACTTGAACACTCTACGTCATTTGTTTTATATTTAGGATTATGTGGCTCAAGCTTAATACCAAGAATACTTTGTGCATTGCTTTTATGTTGTCGCATCGCGCGTTCTGTATTTGTACTAATACCAGCCTTTCGCATAGCATCAGCAAGTGATGTGCTGTTAGGCCAAACTTCTGCTATTTTTTTAGCGCGTTCAATACTTGTGTGTGTTTTCATCAAGCAGTTCTTTTGTAATGCTCATCTTCATAGCTAGTATTTTGACCCCGGCTACCAAACCACCAGCCAACTACCATTGCTGTCATATTTACAAGCGCCAAGTCAAAAGGATTTGCTAGCATCTGGTCAAACGCTGTGCCTATTAATGCTACTTGGTCATTCAAGTTAGTTACATCTTGCGTTAGCTTATCTGTGATAGCGTAGTATTCGCTAGTACGTATGCTTGTCATTAAAACTAAATACCAAGTGATACCGGGGCGCGTTATTGATCGCATAAAGTTTGCAATGTCACCTAACATTGACTTACCCCATCTAATCTTGCTCAGATTATTTTCAGCGTCTTGTGAGTTGGTAAACGCAGATATGTTGCCAGCTATTTCTGTTAGTGCAATCTCTTGCTCAGTCTCTTCACGTTTTGCCTTCATTGACATTTCGGTCAGTGCTAACTCTTGCTCAAACTCCACGCGCATACGCTCTGTTTGATGTTTAAACATATTGCGCTCATGTTTACGCTGCAAGAACGCGCCAAAGATACCAACGCCTGTTGATAGAATAGGGGATAAAATATCAATCATCTGACCAAAACTCCAATGACTTATCACCACCAAACCAATGTCGGCGGCGGCCTGTGTCTATGTGTAAAAACGTCTGGTAATAACCAAAGCCTGTAAACCCGGCAGACTTACACATAAAATTTAATTCTTCTTTGTTGTGATTACGCAAAGATATATCTACAGCAAGTTTTCTATGCTGGCTCATTGGCACACCGCCTACAGCTAGGTTATGCCTAAAACATCTATGTGCAGAATTAATGTGCAACGGCTTTTCTATCTTTGTGCGTACCCATTGCAGCTTATCTAAAAACTCTGGGTCATGATAGTATTGACCGCAATGTCTACATGATAGTTCTCTGGCACTAAAGTTAGGCCATCGGTCACCATCCCAATCGACTTTTATGTAATGTTTAGTTTTCATTCTTAATAATGAGTGCAGTAAGGTCTTTATGGTTTTGCCGCATTTCAACGCCCAAGCTTTCAATACTGCGCTCCACTCTTTTAACAGATTCACGTACATCATCTTTCCTTGCAAAGTTTTCATTCATATCATCTTTTAAGTCATCTATACGACTATGCGTTTTAGAATTGTCATTGCTTATTTTCGCTGACACCTGTCTATCCCTAGCAATAACACCGCCAACAAACGTCACTAATAATGCACAAAAAGTTAATAATGTCTTAACATCTACGTTTGCCGGGTTTTCCATGATCTTAACTTTCTAGCGCTTCAAGTCGTGTTTCTAGTGCTTCAATCTTAGCAATAGCGTCTTGTAGTGCAGATGTTAGTAATGGCACAATCTTACTTTGGTCGATGCCTTGGTAATCTGGAACCTGTTCAGTTTCAGTTACGGCTGGTATCTCAGAAGTTAGCTCATTACCTTCTTCATCATACGTTGCTTCAATTAAGGGAGTAATAATATTTACTTTATCACGCATTGCATCTTTTTCGCCATCAACTGCTTCTGGAACAACCTCTTGTGCTTCATGTGCCAAAAAACCATCAACTCTAGTGCCATCGACTACCCATTCAAAGTTTACTGGTCTTAGTGCTTTAACTCTATCAATAGAGCCTGTCATTTCTTGCACATCAGTTTTAAGTCTATAGTCTGAGCTTGTAAGATAGCTAGTGCTTGAATTTAGTGTATTTATTTTACCAACTGCACCATTTGGATTATCAAAGATAATATGGTTCATTAGTCCTGTACTACTTGTTGTAGATGCTATAGCAGGTGTACCTAATGCTATAACACCAACTTCAATAGCACCATCTTGTGCAGGGGTTAACGAACCAACTTCTATTGTACTTGATACTGTTAAGTCACCTGTTACATCTACACCCGTAGTCGTAACACGCGCTACTTCTGTTTCATTTACACCAAATACTAAATCACGAGCAGATGAGTTAGTGTATATATTAGCGGCATCAGCATCTAATGCTATTGCAAAATTATAACCATTACCATCTATTTTTAACTGCCCACTTCCTGAGCTATCCATAGATATGTCACTATTATTATCAAAGATACTGACAATACCTGTAAGAGTCGCACCAGCAGACGTAGTAGTAATTTTAGACACCCCATTATAATATAGGTTAACACCTCCACCTGCTTGGGCTTGTAGCATGTGCGTGTTGCCGTTAGCATACAGATTTATGCTTGTGCCTGTATCTAAGAAAAGCGCACCTGTTCCAACATCTCTTATCCATGAATTAGAACCATCGTGATAAATGTCTAGGTCATTACCTGTTCCGAAATAGGAGTGTGTATTGTCTACTCGTTTAGAGTTACCATGAAACTGAATAACGTCACCAGTTAAATACATAATAGCATTATTGTTTGCCTGATTCACAAACCTTATGTCATCACCCATAAAGAATAACTGACCTGTTGTATTATGTTTAATTATAGATGCTGTACCATCTTGATACATCAATAAGTCATCGCCTGTACCTAGTTTTATCTGGGCATTATCTGGCATATCTATATCACCACTATCAAGGTAAATACTACCTGACGTACGAATATCACCATTTACATGAAGCTTGTGACTTGGATTGTAAGTTCCAATGCCCAAATTACCTCCAGAATTAAGTAACATTGATTTAGTTTCACTACTGTCAATTTCCCATTGTATAGAGTTACTTGTTTGCCATCTATAAGGCGCACTTCCACTATCAGAAACAGGCGACTTCAACGTAAGTATTCTGTTGTTAGCACCTAAGTCTGTCTGTGCTGAGAATATTGATTGGTCAATACCATCTGTAAATAAGTGCATTTTAGCAGTCGGTGCGGATAAACCTACGCCCAAGCGCCCATAATTATCAAGACGCATACGTTCAGTTACAACATCATCTACACCGCCATTGTTTTGCAATGTACCAAATCTAATGCAACTATCGGGCGTTGTGTCTAATGCGTTTGCTCTAATAAATGCAAGCACCTCATTACCATCTTCAGATGTATCATTTCCTTTAAAATCAATACCGCCGATTAACTCATTAGCACTAATAGATGTAATAGAATTTTCTAGTGTTAATGTTGAGCCACCGCTACTAGTAGCATTTACATTACCCGTTACATTTAGATTACCTGATGGTATACTTACGTCACCGCCTGTAGCAATCGTTAATCTTTCTGATGCGGCGGCAGTCCCCTCACTGATTGTGAAAGACGTACCTAAGTTTCCTGATATACCTGTTTTCCATTCTGCTGTAGTTACACTGTTTCGTCCAAACGTAACATTTGGCGCACCATTTCCCCTTAGATGAATACCTGTGTAGTTAGTAGGATTAGCAACCTCTATACCACCTGTTACATCTATACCTGCTGAAGTAACACGCATATATTCTGTACCTGCAGTGCTTCTAACACGTACACTGTCACCATCGACAGTAAGGACTGAACCGTTCTTTGCTATATACGAGCTATAAGGGCCATCTGTATCTGTAAGTGTTATCGTTGGTTGTGTATTTGATAGCACTAGATTACCCGTCATTGTGCCACCAGCTTTAGGTAGCGCAGCATCAGCAGTAGTACCCTGTGCGGCAGTAGCATAATCAGATGAATCAAATGCTTTAACTTGTGCTAAGTTAGTAACCTCAGAATCCATTAAGGCTCCTGCGGCTGTTACGTTAGCAGTATCTGTTATGTTAGCACCTGCTTCTATGCCATCAAGTTTAGTACCATCAGCAGCTACGTCGCGGCCATCTACTGTGCCTGATAGGGTTACGCTCCCGGTAAAGTTTAAGTTACCTGTGCCTGTGATATCGTGGCTATTAAGACTTAAGTTGCCGCCAAGCGCGGGTGTAGTGTCGTCTACAACGTGGGCTATACCGCTAGTGCCGCCTGTTGCAGATATAGTACCATCAGCCGCTATAGTTACGTTAGTACCAGCGGTTAGCGACGCAACAACATTTGTTGTATCTGTTACATCAGCCGCTGTTTCTATTCCGTCTAATTTTGTGTGGTCGGCATCTGTAAATGCGTTTGTGTTGCTGTTGCTTTCGTATGCTGTTTTAATTTGTGCCGCTGTCTGGTCTGCCGTAGCACCCGGCTCTATACCGCTTAGTTTACTTACATCAGCGTCAGCAAAATTGTTTGTGTTTGCATTACTCTCATACGCAGTTTTAATTTGCGCTGCTGTCTGGTCTGCTGTTGCTCCAGATTCAATGCCGTCAAGCTTTGTGCCGTCTGCTGATACATCACGCCCATCAATAGTACCTGTTATTGCAATGTTGCCTGTGCCTGTAATATTGCGATTATTCAAATCAAGATTACCGCCAAGCGCGGGTGACAGATCTTGCACAAGTGCAGTAATACCAGATGTGTTAGTTGCATTAGCCCATACAGTGCCATTGTAGACAAGTATTTGGCCGCTTATCGCGTTATTGACTTGCACGTCTGTGATGTTGCTAAGTATGTGATTATGACCATTGTCTACAACAGTTACGGCAATGTCTATATCGCCTGTTGTGTAATCTAACGTACCACTACCTGTTGCTTCCCCGGTAAGGTTTGTTGTTAGATTTGTAGGAATGGGTACGGGTGAACCACCAGCACTATCTTCAGCTATTGGCATTTAACTCTCCATTACCATTTAGATTTATCGGCCCAAAAGGCCGCGCTTGATTTACCTTTTGCTATGTTCTTGCGATGTCTCGCTTTAAAACTAGCTCTCTTTTTCTTCATACGTTGGCTTTCACCAGCCTTAGGTTTTCCTGCCGTACTAGCACCTTGCTGTCCAAAACGTATTATCTTTTCTTTGCCGTCATAACACGCTTTTACAACGTGCGACTTTGTTTTATGCCCCGGTGTACGTTTAGGCTTGTTGCACTTCATATTAGCTTTAAGTATGGGCTTGCGGCTAATCATTTTGCTGTATTGTTGGTGTTGTTACATTACCTAAACCTCTAGCTATGTTTTGCATTTCTGGGTTTAGTGCTTCAGCAGACAATATAACTATAGCACGTCTTGTTAAGTCATTTACAGGTTTACCTTTTGTTTGCCTTATGATTTGCCTAGCTATTGCTACTTTTTCTTGCGGTGCAGCAGCTAACAACATTTCAATGCCTTCATTTGCTGGTCTAGTTAAGATATCTGCTGCTGCCTTTGCAAGTTGCTCATTATAACCAGCAGACACACTATCTGTTCCTTTTTTTATCACACCACCTATTGTGCGACCCAATAATGTAAAAGGATTTGCGTTAGCATCAGCAAAAGCTTGACCAGCTTTTGCTGTGGTTCTTTTCAATGGGTTTTGTAAGCCTTTGCGTGTTTTAAATGATGACTCTAAATTTAAAGAAGTGCGTGAATCAACACCGGGATCAACAGATGACGATTGTTTAAACATCGTTTGCTCTGCATCTAATGAATCATAAAGATTATCAGAAGCATCTTTACCTATGGCTACTTCTAACTTTGCGCGTGTATTAGGCAAAATAAACTTTCTATCAATGGCATTGTATGTTTCTGGTTTGCCAGCCTCAACTTTACGAATAGCCTTTTTTATTCCAACTCTTAATGACTCTAATTCCGCTTTACTGTATTCTGCTATTTCTTCAGCAAATTCTTCAGGGCCAACATCGGATTTAAATATGTTTTTTGAGCCATACTCCAAAGCTTCCAGATTTTCCATTTCATCAGAGTATACTTTTCTGGCCTTTTTATAAGTTGGTGATGCCAAATCAATTTCTTCTATTAGTTGTCCTTTTAAATTTAACAAATCTGAGGCTTCAGTGTTATCACCGCTTCTTACAGCTCTACCGATATCGCCATCTAATTTTCTTTTTACCTCATGTAAAACTTTTAGTTTATTTGTTGTTGGTAAATTTCTATCCTTTAATCTTTTAAGTGTAGATTTTTCATATTTAGCCATCAAAGGTATGCTCATAACATCTTGCAAACCTTGTGTCATATTAATGCCTTGTTTAAAGGCTTGTTCATATATAGGTGATGCTTGTTTTTTTAAAGCTGTATTTATTTTTTTTACTGTTTGAAACGCTGTGTCAGGATTGCCAAGTGCAATATCAAAACTCTTGCTAATGCGTTTGCCTTGATTTATGTTTTGTTGTTTGACAGCATTTGCAATAACCGCAGATGTTTCTGGCATCTGACCAAAACCACGCGCAGTCACTATAAATTCATTATTTATGTTAAACAGCATTTCAGCTGATTTTGGATCAGTTCTTGCGTTTTCTAAAAATTCTTTAAATTCTTTAGGTTTCATGCCAGATTGCTTTTGCAGATAGGCGTATGTTTTTTGCATACTTTCTTTTGTTTCATTTGCAAGCGGTGTTGTTGTAGCTTCATCTGCAATACGGCTTGGAGGCATTAGTTCCTGTGTTGCATCAA